ACAACATAGAAAATATGAAAAACTTAAAAAATGGTCTAGTATTTTTGGAGAAAAAGAATGAGTTATATTGTTACACTTGAAAAAGATCCAGAAACTGGTGATTTGATATTGCCATTGCCTGAGAAGTTATTAAAAGAAACTGGTTGGAAAACTGGTGATACTTTGGATTGGAATGATAATGGTGATGGAACATTTTCTATGACTAAAAAAGAAGCTACTACCGAATGGGTACTTGTTGAAACTGTTTCGCAATTCCGTGAACGCTATATGGTAGAAGTACCTATAGGTAAAGCATTGTGGGCACTTGATACTGTTGTAATGAATGAAGCAAAAGAATTTAGCCAAGAACATCTTGGTGAAACAATTGTTTCCCATCGTGTTGTATCTGTTGAAGAAGCTCTGTCAATGTGTGATAGAGATAATGCTTATTGCTCATCGTGGTCTGATGATAAAAAGATAAACACCTTCTTCACGAAAGAAGGTGAAAACATTGAGCTTTGAACGCATCCTTGATTACCTGAAATATTCAGGTTTAACTGTTACAATAGTACTGAATCCGTTCCATTGGGAGTTGATTCCTAAAATGAATCCTATTCTTGACACCATTACCGATGGTGAAATGGATGGAACTGTGTTTGCATTTTTGTTTATAAGAATATCGTGTTGGGTTGATAACGGAGATTGGTAATGAATATATTTTATCTGAATAATGATCCAAAGATTTGCGCTGAAATGCATTTAGATAAACATGTTGTTAAAATGATCCTTGAATATGCTCAATTACTTTCTACAGCCCATCGTGTTCTTGACGGTACTGTTTCTACTCGTCTATCTAAGTCTGGTCGCAAACAACAGTATTATCCTCTCGCCGGCGAGCGTGATAACTTTTTGTATTCCGCTACTCATGTTAATCATCCATCTGCTGTATGGGTAAGACATTCTTATGAAAATTACGAATGGCTGTATAAACTATTCATTGCATTATTAGACGAATACACACATCGGTATGGTAGAATACACGCAACGGCAAGATTAATCGATGCATTGCATACACCACCTATTCATATACCAAAAGGCATAGGATTTACAGAACCAACTCCTGCAATGCCTAACGAAGTGAAAGTTTTGCGTGAAGTTGCTACTGATCGATATGAAATCGACTCTATCGAATCCTACCACAAATACTATATACATAATAAAGTACATATAGCAAAATGGACTAAACGTGAAATACCTTTATGGTATAGTGAAGGAATTAAAAGTGCCTACTTACAGCTTTCTGAACAACGAAACAAATGAGTTGTTTGATTCGTTTATGAGCTTCTCATCAAGAGAAGAATATTTAAAACAAAATCCCCATATTCAATCTATAGTCACCTCAGCATCTATTGTTAGTGGTGTTGCTATTACTGGCAAAGTGCCTGATGGTTTCAAAGAGGTCCTTTCAAAGGTCGCTGAGAGCCACAGGTCTAGTTCAGTAGCGGACAATCATGGAAAAAAATCATCAAAGGAGATCAAGACTAAACAATTAGTTGACAAGCATATCAGTTAATAACGTGAATTATCTTTGCTATGGTAAATCAATTTTTGAGGAAAACCAAGTGGCTAAAACAAAAGATATTACCAAAAAATCAGCTTTACTGCACAGAATTTTTGACAAACCAAATTTTAGAAAAACAGTAGAAAAGGAATTATACGATATGCTAATACATAAACAGTCTCCATATTATGCAACAATATTACATTATTACCCTAGATTGAATTGAATGAATTTTAAACATGTTAAATTAAAAGAATTAGATTTTGATTTAAAAGCAGTAACAACAGAAAAGGGTCGAGAGTACCAAACACCAAATGGTAACTCTTACCCATCTGTAACAACCGTTTTATCTGAATATAATAAAAAGGCCATTTTCGAATGGCGTGAAAGAGTTGGCGCAGAAGAAGCAAATAGAATCGCTAGAAGTGCATCAAATCGTGGTACAAAATTACACACAGTTTGTGAGAAGTATCTGTTAAATGAAATGACAGATTTAAAATTACAAACAATGATGCCAGATACAAAGGAATTATTTCTTTCACTCAAACCCCACCTAGATGGCCATATCGGTGAAGTTTATTCTATTGAACAAGCATTGTACTCTGCCGAACTACGTTTAGCTGGCCGAGTTGATTGTATTGCACAATGGGATAATGAACTAGCTGTGATTGATTTCAAATCTTCAACTAAACCAAAACTTGAAGAAAACATTTTGAATTACTTTATGCAATGTACCGCATATGCAACAATGTTTGAAGAAATCACAAGTAAACCAATCAACAAATTGGTAATTGCCATTGCTGTTGCAGACGGTACCAATCAAATATTTGTCAGAGAGAAAACCGATCACTATATGGATTCTCTCTATTATTATATCGGCAAATATTGGAAAAACAGATTGACAAACTAAATAGGTTATGTTATAATGTGATTTATTGCTGTATGAAGCAAAGAGAAAAGTGTTCTGGAAGCGGGTGCGAATCCCGCCAGGTCCACCAAAAGAGGATTGTATGGATAGTGAATATCTATATCAAATCGTATGCGGAGTTCTATCTATCGTACTGATAGTAGTATTCTTTATAGTCTTTTTTTGATGGGCTTGATATAGATTCGACAGGGCAAAGAGTAACAGAGTGGACAGCACATCAGAGCAGATGTTAAAACTAAACAAAAGTAAACGCAAACGACTCACAGTTCGCATTAGCAGCCTAAACTCTGCTTAGGGTTTCGATTGGTTTCCTCGTAACAGAATAACCAATCATTATTATTTACAGGTGAGAAATGACAAGACTAGAAGGTTACGTTAACAAAGGTTGGGGCTCAGAATTGATTTGGGCTACTAATGACAAGTACTGTGGCAAGTTAATGAAGTTTAACAAAGATGCCAAATTCAGTATGCACTTTCACGCACAGAAAGATGAGACATGGTATGTTTTATCTGGAAAGTTTGAAGTGAAATATATTATGACCCAAGATGCTTCTATGAAATCTCAAATACTTGAAATTGGTTCTGTGTGGAGAAATGAACCACTTGAACCACATCAAATCATATGCCTTGAAGAAGGTACAATCATTGAAGTCAGCACACCTGATTCCGTTGAAGATAATTATCGTGTAATGCCTGGAGATTCGCAAAAATGAAAACCACAATAGAAGTTGATTTAGATAATGCTCTTTTATTTGAATTGTTTATGTTAGCGCATGAAAGAGATATCACGTTTAATCAGCTAGTTGAAAATATATTGAGAGAATTTTTGGAGAGTCATAAATGAAAGTTTACATAAGTAAATATCGTTATCATTGGATATCACCATATCATATCCTAGAGTTTGTTTGTTTTTGGGAAAAAGATAATGATGTGTTTTATAACCATGAAGAAAAACCTGGTAACAAATATGATAAGTGGGTCAATCGTTTAGACCCTATTTGCAAAGCATTACATAAGTTTTTAGACTTTGTTCATCCCAAAATTGACTATGTGAAGATTGATAAATGGGATACTTGGGGTATGGATCATACTCTTGGTATAATTGCTTTGCCAATGTTGAAACAATTGCAAGCAAGCAAACACGGCTCACCTGGTGTAGATGATGAAGATGTACCTGAGGGACTTAATCTTCGTTCAACAGAAGCGCCACCAAAAGAGAATGAGTGGGATACTGATGCGAACTGGTTCAAACGCTGGGATTGGGTTATGGCTGAAATGATTTTTGCATTTGAACATCACGTTGATAACAAATGGGAAGAAGCATATTCTAAAGGCAAATGGTCAACAAGAAGTGAAGCTTGTGAGTGGGATGAAAACGGCAAAGCGAAGATGTATAAAATGGTGAATAATGATGACCACACACATGAAACTGATTATGAAGCTTTAAAGATTGTACATGAGAGAATCAGAAATGGTTTCAAATTATTTGGTAAATATTATCAGAACCTATGGGACTAATTTGGAGAAGATGGGCTAAAGCGATAGGTAACAAGTCCGGAGATTCAGATAAAGAGGCAGATATCATTGCCACAATTCGTACAGTCATTTTATTGATATATGTTATTACAAATTTTGTAATCATTGCTGGAGTTTTAAGGCACTGGAATGACTAAATAACTATACTACCACAACACACACAATGGTAGTATAACACACACAGGAGAAAACTATGTCAAATATGACACCTTTTGAAATTCGTCTTGAGCTATTAAAAATGGCAAAAGACATGCTATATGATGAGTACTTCGGTACAAGAGAATGCATTTCCAATAACTGGCAAATGCAATGCGAAACAGCTAGACACAACGGTGGAACACCACCTGAGCATCCTGGCTTTCCACAAATCCCCTCAGAATCAGATATCATTACTAAAGCACATGCTCTAAACGGCTTTGTGTCTAACGTAACTGCTTCAGAACCACCAAAAGTTCAGAAGAAAACTTCTTAATTGGGGATGAGGGACTTCGGTCCCTCCAAACACACACAAGGAGAAAGATGAAAAGTAAACCAATACTTTTAAGTTTAATATTTGCAACAATAATTTTAACTTTATCGTTTGTTAATGTTGACACACATAATATATTTCCAATCAAAACCACATACAATGCACTTACGGCAGATACTAAAAAACAGGTAACTTGCCTTGCTGAGAATATCTATTTCGAAGCAGGACATGAACCGAAAGAAGGTAAAGCAGCTGTAGCATTTGTAACATTCAACCGCATACGATCAGGTAACTATGGTAATTCTGTATGTGAGGTTGTTCAACAGAAAACAAATGGCACATGCCAATTTTCTTGGTATTGTGACACCACATTTACCTCTAAACGCTTGACAATCAAGCACACTCCATTGTATAATGAGATTCTACAGTTATCAACTGACATGTATTTAAATTTTGAAAGAATCAAAGATGTAACAAATGGAGCAACGTATTATCATGCTGATTATGTGAGTCCTGGTTGGACAAAACTAAACAAGGAGACGCAAATTGGCAGGCATATTTTCTACAAGAGCAAAGGTGATAAAATTGATAGAACCAAAGGAATATAAAGTGAACAAAGACTTAATCACAATCAGCATATCAGTAGTAATTGTATTATGTACAGCAATTATTGGTACAATCATTTATAATTTAAATGATAGAAATAACATGGCAAGAAACATTGAGGCTGCAATTACCAAAGGTGTCGATCCATTATCGGTAAAGTGTGCATATGAAACGAATGTGAATTCAGTTTGTATTGCATATTCAATGGCAAAGAAATAATTTAAGGAGTATATTATGGCTGTTCAGCAATTGAGTGTTAACCTTCTTTCGAATCCAGAAGATAGAAAGAAACTTTTAGGTGTTATTAGTGAGTGTTCTGATGCAATGACAAGAGCACAAGCAGAGAAAGATTTGATTAGAGAATCTATTTCTGATATCAGTAAAAAATTGGAAATCCCAAAACGTCTTGTCGCCAAGATGGTGAAGGTCTATTACAAACAAAACTACGATGAAGAAGTAGCTGTACATGACCAATTCGAAACTCTTTATGAAACTGTGGTGAAATAATGCCTAAATTTACTTTTATATGTGAACATGATGATGGTACAAAAAACACACACGAATGTGATGAAGTTTTTCTACCGAATGTTTTAGAAAACTTTGAAGCCTTCTTGCGTGGTGCTACTTTTAATTTCAAAGGCAACTTAGATTTTTTTGATGATTCTGATACAGAATTGAATGAAGACTATGATGAGTTTGAAGAATATAACACAGCAGGGCATCAAGCGTTTGATACGATGGCATCTTCATTGATGAGTGCAAATCATACAGACACCATTGAACAGCCTACTCCTGGTAAGTGTGCAGTCTGTGGTTTACCAGAAGCGGTTATGAGGATCCATAAATGCTGGGATGAAAAATGCCCAATTCAGAGTAATCACACTCATGCCTACTAGAGATGAAATGGCAAAATTTGCCAGAGCTATTGATTTGATAGTTGCAGCTACAAACTACAACTATATTGAAGCCATTGTTGAGCATTGCAAGAATACTGGTCTTGAACTTGAAGTTGCAGCTACGTTAGTGAATGCAAATCTAAAGGCAAAGATTGAGAACAATGCAATGGATAATAATATGTTGAAAGAAAAAGGTTCTAGATTACCAATATGACAGGTTATGAAACATTTGGATTATATCAAGCTCTTAAACTACATTTCACACAAGAATCATACGACTTTTTTAAATACAATGGTAAAACAAATGTATCTGTAACTACATTTGAGAATCGTAAAGACAAATACCATTTCTATAAATTATCTCGTAGACTTGCACAGAAAGATGACATGATTGATTTCATTGTTGCAAATCTAGTTGAAGATGAAAAGACTTGGGTAGGCTCTTTATTGATGCAAGAATCTGAAGTGAATTATCGTAAACACCAGAAGATAATCCAGTCAATGTCGTATACATTTGAAAATGATTGTAAACTTATTTTTGGTGATTGTATACTTAATCCAAATGAAGTATTGATAACTGATGGTGACTATCCAGTTCTTCTCAAAAAAGGGCTACAGAAATTGGTAAACATTGAGTCTGTGTGTCTATTAAACAATATGCTTGGGTTTGTACCAATGTGGTCTAAGAAGATTGCCGATACAATACATTGGCCAAACTATCGCATGAAACTGCTCAAGTATTCCGCATTTATCCCCAAGGATGATGTAAAATACAAGTTGATATTGAAAAAGGTGTTGAATGAAAATTAAGAAGATTTATTTGGATATGGATGGTGTTCTCTGTGACTTTGATAAAAGGTTCAATGAACTGTTCGGTGATATTAATAACAAGTATCGTGACCGTAAACATTTTACCGAACACTGGCCAAAATTTATCGAAGCGGATAGTTTTAAAACACTTGATTTGTTTCCTGGTGCCGAAGAACTTTTGGCATTCGTTAAACAATTCCCCGAAATTAAAATTGAAATTCTAACTTCTTCTGGTGGTGAACGGTACCACAATGAAGTTAAGAAACAAAAGAAATATTGG